CTACTTGTGCTTTCTGACTAGCGGCATTTGTAATTAATTCGCTAGTTTGTTCATCTGTCAGGTTTTCATGTTCTACCAATCTGCCGTGTAACGTAGGAAAGGTTTCTCCTCTATTGTTTACCCGTGCATCCACTACTTCGTTAGGAGAATCACCACCTGAATGAAGCACTAAGTTATCGATTCGACTGTTCGTCGATTTGTCTTGATCAGACAGTTTCTTTTCGAGATTATTTAGATAGTCCACATTTTTATTGAATATTTCTTTCCACTTTAAAGCGATATTATTTGATATTAGTTTAACAAGCCCCATCTACATCAGTCCTTTCTTAGCAAGATTTGCCAGTATTGAAGTGATTGTTTTCTTGGTATTTGATAATACAATCTCTGGCGCTTTATTAGGGATAGCTGGATAATCAGTAATTCCCACAACTTGAATGTAGGTACTTATATTCAAAGGTTCATAAACAAAAAGGACCTTATCCCCTTTGTTAAGAGATACGGCCCATTTTAGCGTTACGGATCCTGAAACATCTGGATAGTCGTGTAACTGTTGTTTTAGATATTCAATCATATTATTTTGAATAGTGTAACGTTCGTCTTCTATTGGGTCTTGTATTCTGATTCCCCATTTCTGTGACTCGGGACTGGTATAAGTAACTGGATTAAAATAATATGAGTCGTCTTCTTTTTTCTTACCAAATCCTTTAATTTGTGTTTTCAAAGCATAAGTATCAATATCAAACGACACTTCATCTGTATTATATTTATATCGGATTTGTTGCTCAGTTATATTTCCATAATCTGAAATGGGGTAAAATACTAAATGCTTATTGTTTGGTATCACAACTGCACCGTAATCTTCCAAAATTTCATTAATAAGATTTAAATAATTATCATTTCCAAAATTCTCCTGCTCCTTTTTTAAAAATACATTATTGGGATCTACAACTTCCCAACTAAATCCTCGGTTTCCAGCTTTAAAAATATGAGTCAGAAGATCATTGATTGATTTTGTTCCAGATATGGTGTCATATTGCCATCCATCTTGAATAGTGTAATAGACATGAGTTGCTACTACATCTTTATAGATTTGGCTACCAGAAGCATATGGTCTCATCTGCTTGATTGAATACTGCTGACCATCAAAAACAACATAGTTTTCATAGTCAATTAAATCAAAGGTTATTTGATTCCTTTTTGTTTCTGGTACAGTCACAGATAACTCCCACGTTTCATTTTGTTGCCACGAGACAGAAAAAGAATCCTTATCGTAGTTAATAAGGATTTCCTCTTTCGTTTCTTCATAATTACGTATTAATATGTTTTTCAAAGTATCACCTACTTATACAAGAAACGGAAATCCCAAGAAGATTTCACTCTAGTAATATTTTGAATTTCGATTTCATTGCCCCCTTCAGCTAAAGTGATTAGTCCATGGTTTGTATCAATACCACAACTTACACCATTCAATTTTGGGTATACACCATCCAAAACTAACGTCTGCCCTAAATTAGTTGAGAGAGAAGGATAATAAATGAAACGATCGCCTGTGGTCTTATTGAAAATAGTCACATTTCCTTCTGATTCTCCTTCGAGGGTAATACGTAAATCTGACTCTCTCGGATCAATTTCAAAACTGCCAGCATTAAAAATCTTAAAGAAACTAGTATTGTGTGTATAACTAAAGTCTTCAGAAACTAGGCCTTGAGAAAACTGCCAATCCTCATCCAAACTGAAATCAGATAAAGTCGTTGCCATCGATTCAGAATATCCTTTATAGGCAGAAAATGATATAACGCAATTTCCTTTAAAATATGCCTTTTTGGTTACAGTCATACTCTCAACGATCACTGGGTATCTTTTACCAGGTTCTTTCGTATAGATAAAGTAGTATTCAGCTTCTTTATTAAATAGTTCTCTCAATTCTGTTTCAGTCAAAATAAGATCATTTAGATTGTCTGCAAAATAATCAAATTCAAAAGTAATAGGAAAAGAATCAAATGAGTGTGTCAGCAGCTTTTTTCCTACTGAACCTGCATAAGAAGAAAATTCATTTTTAGGTACTGGCATCCCAATTTTTATATCAATAATTTTTATTCGGTAATTTGCTAGTAAGTCAAATTTACCTGTACTAAATTGGAGAAATACTGATGTTTTATCATCCATTGAAATTCTTTCCTCTCGTATATAGTTTTCTTGCTAATGATGAACCAGTATATTCATCTACACTTTTGCTGACTTTCTTACCGTCTAGAATACTTTCGACACGCACTGGTCTTTCATTTAACGCTTGAACGATTGTTTCAATATCTTTTTTACTCATCGTTTTGTGCTCATTTCCGCCACTTGGATGTTGATTTGAATAAACTGCTTGATTTGTTTGTACGGCTGGTTTGTATCTCTCTCTTGCAACAATCGCTTTTTGAATCAGCATATCTGCACTTGGTTTTGCAGGATTGATGTTGATTTCATATGGATAAGCAGGGTCTTCACCAAACATAGCTAACTCTGGTCCAAATACTTCTCCCCCATTTGAGTAACCATGACCATGACCAATGACTGCGAGCATATCAGGACCATATCTTTTCAGTGCATATCTAATACCAGCAAGCATGCTATCAAAACCATTAAAAATATTTCCGTGGCCAGGAAACGCATTTGCTAAAAATGTTCCTTTCTTAGCTTGTATTAGTCCCATTGCTGGACCAGAGCCATCACCATCTGGGTCTATTCCAGGCTGAACAGCACGCTCATTGCCTCCTGATTCAGTCTCGATTTGCCTTAACCAAGCATTGACATACGAAGCAGTGGTTGGTAATCCATTCATTCGCAAAGCTTCTTTTAATTGGCTAGTCCACCTTGCAATGCCAGAACCTGTAGGCGAACCTTTTCCGCCACCTTCGCCTGCTTTATAAATATCACCAGAGCCAAGCTTACCTGTAATATGCAAATGGTCGTAGTGATCGTTATCTGGCCATGTCTCCCAATTTCCTGTAGCAGGTTGCCCTGATTGACCTGTTCTATCTCGAACTTTACCTTGAGTAATAACATAGCCAACCTTATCAGCAAAATGTTCAAACACCCAGTTCGCAGGATCGAAATACTTACTTGAACCATTCATTCCAGCAGGATAAGCAATATCAATCGCTTGGTGTTTTCCGTGGTAATAAGGGTCTCCTGGTCGATAACCCGAAGTGATACCACTCATGCCAAATTTACTTACTGTTTGATTTGCAATATCTACTAAATATTTATAGACATTGTCAGCCATCGCCCCGTCAAAACTTCCACCAATAGAACCAAAACTTGCTATTTTATCTTTGATCCAATCCATAACGCCATTTGTTACTTTCTTGACACCGCCTGTAGCAATATCAAATACTGGATGAGTAGCATCAAAATTCACATGTTCTGAAATAGCTTTTTTGACAAACTCCACTGGATGTTGAACTGCATCTAAAATATCAGAACCAATGTCTTTTATTCCGTTCCATGCAGACTTGAAGAAATCACCTAGATTACTTACGTTACCTTTTGCGTACATTGGAATACCAAAAGCTTCAGCAAACGATTTTGTTTGGCTATGATTCAATACTTGAGTACCAGCTTCTGCATGCATCAAAACATTTTTTCCTTTTGGAATTTCCATTCTTCCATCAGGATGTCGGACTAGTTCTTCTCCTTCGCCATCGTTAACAAGCATCAATCCACCTTGGTGAATACCACCTGTAGCAAATTTTGCAACATCCTTAGGTTTCCATTCGTCAATTCGAACTGAATCTGGTGCATCAACTTTTTCTAAAACCCAATTGATACCACCAATTACACCATTCACACCTTTTTTCAAAATATCTATCATGTATTGTGCTGCGGCTTTAACACCATCACCGATTGCTTCTTTTCCATCTCTAAAAGCATCACCAATTCGACCAGGAACTTTTTTAACATAATCAACGATTTCATCGAATTTTTCTTTGGTTTTGTCCTTTAGATCATTCCAATATTTTGATACACCAGAGTAAATCTCTCCAACTTTTTTTACTACCTTTTCATAGGCATCCTCTATCGGTTCAGTTGTATAGCGTTTAATTGTATTCCACGCACTCTTAGTTACTGATTGGATACGTTCAAATATTTCCGCTATTTTTTCTTTTAATCTACTGATAGTCTTAGATACGTTTTCTTTAGCATCATCAACCGGTTTCTCCATCGAGGATTTTATTTCTCTCCATTTGTGCTTTGTAATATTGACTAAATCAACAAAGAAATCGACCACTTTATCTACTAAGTTACTAATTGTTTTAACGACTTTTTTTCGAACTGAATCCACAGGCTCAATAACATATTCAGTAAATAATTCCATTGATTTTTTTACTGATTTTGATAAAGAATTAAAGATTTTTTTTATTGTTGAAGAGATTTTATCGACAACCTTCCCAACTGCTTTCCCTGCTTTTTCAAGTTTATCTTCTATCCATTCAGCAACTTCATCGAAACCTTTTTTTATTTTTCTACCTAATAACCGTATTGGCCCATAAATAAGCCAAAAAATTACCTCTGTAGCTTTCCCAAGTTTCTTACCCGCTTTTTCAAGAGCTTTTTCTATTTTGCCCATCCATTTTGAAAAAGTTTTAGCTATTTTATCAATCAAATCTGTAATTGCATCGTATGGTGGATCAAGAACTTTCTTTTTAAAAGCTTTCAATCCATCTTTAATAGTATCAAGTAGATCATCTACCCACTTTTTAAACTTCTTATTGTGTTTGTACAATAGAGCAACTACACCAGCAATTGGATTTAGAATGAATGTTAATACTTCTTTCCAATCCTCTTTAAAAAAATCAATAACGGAGTTAAAAACTTTCTTGATGCTTTTTTTGATACTAGTCACTTTATCCGTAACTGAATCCTTAAATTCAACAAATCCTTCTGTAACATTTTTAAAAAATGATTTGATTTTCTTTAATGATACCTCTACAAAGTTTTTTACTGCATCGACAATCCCATCTATAAACTCACGAAATGGCTTGCTTGTCTTATATGCTTTATAAAACGCAAATCCAATTCCTGCAATTGCTGCAGGTATAAGAAAAATTGGACTAGAAAGTAATGCGGTTCCGCCGAATATATCAAGCAGTTTCCCAAAAGCCGAGACCACACCAACGATTTTTTTAGCAATAAATAAAGTAGCTAATGCTTTACCTAGAAGTGCTATTCCCTTTTCATGTTTTGACAAAGCACTTAAGACATCATCAAATCGTTGTAGGGGGTCTTTCGTTTTGCCAGTTTCTTTTGAAAGTAAACTAAAATTACCAGTGAGTTTTTTTATAATATCAAGAACCGCATCCCATGCAGCACCGAAAAATATTTTAGAAATCTTTTTCAAATTATCAAAGATACTCGATAATTTATCCTGATTATCGTTTAAATAATCTATGCCTTTCAAAATAGAATCAAATAGTTTAGTAGTATTGTCTGATATGAAGCTGATAATATCTGTAAGCTTATCTTTACCGATGCCATCAACGATCTCATTCATTTTAGTAACGATATTCGCTTGGAGGTTACCCATTGCGCCCTCAAAAGTCTTAGTAGACTTTGCAGCTTCTTCAGCTACATCAGTCATACCTAAGTCAACAATCGCTTTACTAAATTCTTCAGCTGATATTTGACCTTCTTCCATCGCGTCACGAAAGTTTCCAGTGAAAGCACCGTTGTTTTTCATCGCTTCTTGCATTTTACCTGATGCACCGGGAATGGCATCAGCCATTTGATTCCAGTTTTCTGTAGTTAGTTTCCCTGCACCAGCCGTTTGGGTAAGCATCATTGCTACTGATTTAAATGTTTCAGCATTACCACCTGCTACAGCGTTTAAGTTCCCTGCTGCTTCTGTTAACTCTTGATAATTCCCAATACCATTTGCTGCTAGTTGTGCTGTAGTATTCGAGATATCGGACAATTCATATACTGTGTCATCTGCATATTTTTTTACAAATTTAGCAGCTTCTTTTGTTTCTTTTTCTGTAAAGCCAGCAAACTGCATCGTAGATTTGAATTTATCCATTGCGTCAGATGATTGAGTAGTTTCACCGATTAAATCTGAAAAACTACCTGTTAAAATCTGCAGTGCTTGTGAAGAAGCACCAGCAATCGCACCAATAGATAGTTTATCTTTCAAGCTGATAAACTTAGATTCGGTTTTTTCAGCAGTATCACCGAGGTCTTTTGTTTCTGTTTTTGCTTGTGAAGCATCTGCGTTAAGTATTGTTTCTTTCCTGTTAGGTATCTTGCTTATACCCTCTTTTGTAGCTTTTATTTTCAGTGATGCTCCGTCATTATCCGCCTTCAGTTCAGTTATTTTGCTTTTCGGTATGCCTTTTAAAAAAGCCTTTGTCTCTTTGACATCTTTTTCAGCATCCGAATTATCAGCCTTGATTGTGAACTTAACTGGTTTATCAAAAGTTTGATCGACATCTTTTTTTGTTGATTTGGCAATTGTTGTAACTTTTGCTGTCTCGGCTTTAAATGAATCATCAATTTTTGATCCTGTATTCATTCCCAATTTTGTTAATACGTCATCAACAAAACTAACGTCTGTTTTAAATTTAGATAAATTCGACAGCATCACATCAATATTTATTGTTGCATCTGCGCTCAAACACTCACCTCCTTATGATTTGGCTTGTGCTGCTAACATAGAAAACATATCGCCTAGTTGATCATCAAGACTGTTAACTGTTTTTTCAGAATCAAGAGCATAATAATTTTTCAGTTCTAATAAGCTATTTAGTTCTTCGCCTTCTAAACCAGCTATGCTTCTTGACCGAATCGCTAGTATCCGCTGAAATTGAGTGTCTTCGCTTAAACCAGACATCAACGCTTTGAAAGTTAGATAATGCATTGAACCTTGCTCATTTAACAAATCGATTTTGTAATCTGCCATAAACGAAGAATAAATAGCTCCAGCGTCTTGAGAATACGAATAATTCATATTTGAATCCTGACCAGTCGGTTCTCCTTCACTTCCAATGCTTCCATATGGATTCGATTGAATATAGTCAACTATGTCGTTAATAGCTTGTTGCATTTCTTCAAAAGTGAATGTATCTTCTGCTTTTTTTAAATCGATATAAAACAATTTGAACCCAAGAATTATTTTTTCTATAGACTCCAAATTTTTATCGTCAATTAGTTCATAGAATCGAATAACAGTGTCAAAAGACAAATCAATTTGATACTCATTACCTGAAATAATCACTGTTGTTTCTGGTTTTCTCGTTAGATCAAACATCTAATCACTTCTTACGATTATTTTTGTAATGTTTTTTTGCTGTTTTACTACGTTCAGAAACAACTTCCCCCAACTCTTTTTCAAGCAATCCAATAATTGTGAAAAGGGCTTTTGTACTTTTGTTGTAAAAATTATAAACGCGATTACCTTCACCACTCCCAAGAATCACATCTAGAGTAGTTACAGCTTTATCTTTTAATTCATCCATTTCAGATTGAGTAAATTCTTTGAATTCTTTAGCTCCATTATCATCTTCATCCATTTTTTCAAGTTTTGAAGTCATATTTTTTAATTGATCTGGAATATCAATAGTCGTTAAATCGGTTAAAGTTTTGTCAATTTCATCTGAAATTTGAACTTCATATACTTTCCCTGCGATTTTCATAGATTTTGTTAGCGATAATTTAGCATCTAAGTCAATTACATTGTTAATAGCCATGTTTTCCTCCTGAAATAAAAGAGCAGATAAACGAATCGTTCATCTGCTCTAAAATAGTTTTATGGTGCGGTGACTGTAAGTGCACATTCAGCACTCTTATTACCATCTACTGTGTTAACTGTAATTTCCGTGATTCCGGCTTTTACAGCTACAACTTTACCCGTCGTATTGACGGTCGCAATTGTTGAATCAGCGGATGACCATGTAACGTTTTTATTTGTAGCATTTGCTGGTAAAACGGTAGCTGTAAGAGTTTCATTTGCCCCAACAACAAGCGATAACGTTGTTTTATTAAGCGCTACGCTTTCAGGGCTAATTACTTCCCCGCTGCTACCGATTTTGGCTTGCCGTTGAATGCCATTGTGAAGCTGAACGTTTGTTTAGCATTAGCTGCACCACCGAAAGGTACAATAGCAGTCAATGTAACAACAGCTTGAACCTTATTCCCTTTGGCATCAGTCCATTGTGCTAACGTGCGTAATTCATCTCCGATTGACAAGAATTTAGACGCTACATAATCTTGAGCTGGATCTCCAAATACACGGTGTCCCGCAACTTGGAACGTGATATTTTTACCAGTTACAGTGGAATCAGTGAATCCTTCTCCATCGTAGTAAGGGGATGCATCTGTAGTGTCCGCTGCAGCCGGAGTAATAGTTGTGATCCCTGCTGCTAATGGTGCGAATTTAGCCGATGCGATTTGATCTAAATCTTTACTTCCTGAAGTATCGATTTCCAATTTGTTTTTAAAGTTTAGTAAAAATTCTTTACTATTTTCTGCCATTTAAATTTCCTCCTAATTTTTGAATTGATGAATGGTGATTTTGATACCTAATAAATAAGTTGAGTTCCCTTGAGTGTCCTGTTCGCTTACAAAAGGTGTCTCGCTTATTTCGATACCTAAAAAGACGAAACTCCCATCCTCTGATGCTAGAGTTGAAAGCTCGTCTAAATGATTTGATATAAGCCATAATGTTTTGTTGGCTTTTTCTTGATCTTTTGTATTAAATCCTACTTCGTAAAGCATTTCTCGTTCTTTCGTGCCGTCAAAGTATTCTTCGACTGTTCGGCTACCCGGCATAGAATAAACGCAAAGTGTATCTTCACCGTTTAGAAATCCCATCGAGCATGGCATTGGAAGGCCTTGAATAGAATCTATCGAGTCAGATAATCGTTCCCATAAATCCATTACAAGTTTCCTCCTTTGATAAACGCTCTACGCCAATCATCCATGTGGTTCGCTTTTGCTCTAAGATCCCAACGACGGCTGGTACCTGGAGTCGTATAGTTTCTGACTCTGCTGCCGTTAACAAACCCTCTAAATTGAGCTCGTGCATAAGGAGCAGCATAAGTTATTCGGTTTTTGTTAACGAAAGATTTGTCCCTTAAATTTCCTTGGCGTTTAGGCACATATAGATTCATATCCATGTGCATTTGAGATGTCATATAATACATTGCTGAATTGATATTCATCACGGACAACTTACGATCTACACCGTTTTTTTTGACTTTCACATGTAGCATTACAGCACCTCCAACTCATACGAGTAGACTTCGTTACTGTATGGATTACGGTTATCTACGATCGTCGTGATAGTGTAAGTCTCACCTTCAAAGTCAATCTTTGACCCAACATGATTTTTATTAATCACTGGCATCGGATCAGATACTCCAGCAAACAAAAAAGCGATAGCGTTGGCTACCACTTGCCGATTATTATTACTACCGCTGTACACTGTTTGAGGTTGAAAGATCATATGATTAATCGTGATTGGTTCAGAAAAGACAGGTTTTTGCCATTTGTCATGACCATCTAGCAGCCTCAAAGTAATTGACTGGTTACAAAGTTCTTTTGGCATTAAAGGAATCATCGATAGTCAACTCCCTTGTAAAGAAGTCCTGTATAGATCAACTCGTTATAAGCCTCTGTTGCAACCATCGTTCTGCCAACTGTTGCTGCATTCGTGCTTCCAGATTCAATACGCATACGACCAACGCTGACACTTGAAGGGGAAGCATTTAGTAAGTCTGATAACGAAGTAACTCCAACTGACTTCAAATATTCAATTTGGACAGCCATTGCGATTTTGAACTTATCCACTCGATATTTGAACGTGTCATCAGCTAAAGAATGTCTCATGTAAAAATCGCCTGTCACTCGATTAAGCTGACGTGCAGCACATTTTTCTAAGTCATCAAACTCCAAAACTGATACTTTGTTGAATCCTGATTTTAAATATTCATCGTGCGTAAGATAGCTCATAACTGCCTCCTTTCAATTAAAAAGGATAGTTTAGTAGCTATCCTTCGCTTGCTGCGGTTACCGTGACTTCACACGTAGCAGTTTTACCATTTACGGTTGTCGCTGTGACCGTCGTAGCTCCTACTTTAATAGCAGTAACCTTTCCTTGCACTGGCGTTACTGTTGCAATTGTTTCATCGCTAGAGGTAAATTTGACTGATTTATCAGTTGCCGTTTCTGGTGATACAGTAGCAGACAATGTTTCTGTTGCTCCCACCGTTAGCGTAGCTGTTGTTTTATTCAAAGTTACGCCGGATGGGGCTAAGCTTTTGGGGCCAAAGAGACAGATACACCTTCTTTTTGTTGTTCTTTGATAAAGCAGTCGTGGTATAAGCGGTTTTGATATAAGTAGCCATCACCTTGTGAATGTTCGCCCGGTGCAAACAAGAAGACAGTGTTTTCTTTAACCACGGGGATAACTGCTTGTTTAGCGACAACTAAGATATTGATGTCTTGTGCATCAGCGGCAGCAGCGTAGCCATCAGTGAAATCGAACTTAGTTTTGAAACGAGTATCGTCCCAAACTTCGACCAATAACACACCATCAAGAGAAGTAACACGGGATTCTAAAGCAGTCTGCCCAACGTTTTGATTAGTGATGTTGCGGTTGAATTCTGAAGAACGTTCTAATGCATCCATTACGGTTGTTGATACAAACGCTACTAGGTTTTGTGGGCCAAATTTACGAGCTGGTAAAATTGCAGCTTTAATGGCTGTATAAGCATTCTTTTCAGTAATTGTTTCTTCTTTAGTATTTCCTGCTCCTAAAGCTAAAGTAGAAAAACGATACGCATCAATTTCAGGTTGCACGTGTTCTGTAATAAATACATTTGAGATGTTAGCTACTGCCAAATCTTGATTTGTTTCATCAACATCTTGTTTATCGATGTAAAACTCAACGTCACGGTCTTGACCCATTGTGTACACTTTTTTGTCGTTTCCATAGGTACCGCTGTTAAATCCTTTGTTACGCGTGTGATCTTTCAAACCTGATGTTGAAATAGTAGTAAGGGTGAATGATTTCCCACCGTTTACTAATTCTACTTGTGGAACACCTAAGATAGTAGTTAACAGCCCTTGGGTGATTTTTTGATCGAAAATTCCATTGTCTTTTGTGATGTAATTAATTGCCATATTTTATTCCCTCCAATTTAATTTTTGTTTGGCATGATTCCTAATGCTTTAGCAAAAGCATCTTCTTCAACGTTTTGCGCAGAACTAGCATTCCCAGAAAAGGTAGCCTTCTTACCATCGGGATTAGGTGGAACCTGTTCAGATTGGCCAAATAAATAACCGTCGCTTTCTTTAAGCGCGGCCAGTTGGTCATCTAATCCTTTTAATCCCTCGTCTGTCAGTTCCAATGATTCGCTGTCTAGCAAGGCTTTAGCAGCCTTAATGTTTTTAGCCCCGGCTTGTGTTAGAGCTAAGTCAATCGCTGATGATTTTTTAAGATCAGCAATTTGTTGTTCAGAACTCGTCTTGATTTCATCAAACTTAGATTGTAAATCCTCTAACTGCTTAGTAAGATCTTCATTTCCTTTAGCATTTGCTTTGAAATCATTCAGCTCATTTTGGTTTTTCTCTAACTGTTCTTGATATTGAGTGGCCTGTTGTTCCGCGGTAGACACCCGACTATTCAACTCGTTCACAGTCACACCATGCAAAGCCATTACTGATCCAATCTGTTCGTCTGTTAAACCTAATCCTTTTAATTCTTCTCGTTTCATTTCATTCATCCTTTCGTTGTTTAACGAGGCTACGCCCTCGATGGATTGAACAGTTTAACGCCGTATTCAGGGCAAAATAAAAAGACTAGCGATTGCTAAGCCCAAAATTATTAACTTTGTACTTGTTCTCTACTGTAATCACGAACTAAGAACCCATGTTCGTTGATAAGCTCCCTTAACTGTTTCTGTTTGTTAGCAATCACTTGTTTGCACATCTGGACAGTTTCGGGATCTTCCAATTCTAACGCCGCATTCATACGTTTCTTCTGATAGCGAATATCTCGTTCCAACTTTCGTTGTTGCTGTTGAATTTCAGCGTTTTCTTGTGCTTTTTCTGGATCGTATTGTGGCTGATTATTTGTATTCACATCAGGCCTACCGGGATAAAGAATATGCGTACAGTTAATTCCTTGCGTTCCACCGGGCTCGCCATATCCATGATCATAAATAGAGGGTAAATGTTTGAATTCTTCTGGCGCTTCATTTTTCGGCACAGTTAATACCCATCCGCCTTGGATTGGCGCACAGGCTTCGCGAGCTGCTGGATGACTACTCATTAATGCAGTGACACAGTCGAAGTCCTCCATTCGTTTCAAACGAAGATCATTAAACGTTCTGTGTGAGGTGGATTGAATCACTGTTCTCGAGTAAGCTTCCATCGACCATTCACGACCGGCTTTATCAACGAAACCTGATTTGATTCCCATATCTACCATTTTGTAGACGTTATCTCTAATGGCTTTCTCGTGCGTTTTAAGCCCCGTCATGGATTCTAGGGTAGATTGTTTAAGAATTGCTTGATAAGCTCGCATTACAGCATTCTCGTTGAAATTCGTAGTTATTAACGTTTGATTGACATTGTTGTTTAAATCTTTGAACGTTTGACGAACCAAAGAGTCTAGAATTTTGTTTACGTCGTCAGATACAGGAACACTTTTATGGACCATTCGTTCTAACTCTCGATCAATTTCATTAACGACTTTTACTCCGTTACCTTTGATTAATTGTTCGATTGCTTCTTGTGTCTCTCCTGTGTAACTAGCCAAAAGATTAATAATATTCTCGTTAAGCACACCCATTTTTGATAGTTGCTTAGCTTGCCATAGTAGTACGTCTTCTTTTTCAACATTCTCAAAGCGAGATTGTTTTAACGCTTTGATGATTATGTTAAAGATACGATCTTCAAGTTCTGAATAAATATTAGTGATTGAATCCGCATCACGCTGCATTTTATCCGGTGTGATCATGACTAATCGCCTTCATTCAAATTATTATTGCTTTTCTTCTGCTCTTTGGGCGGTTCAATTTCGAAACTCTCATCACCGAGAATTTCATTGGCTTTCTCTTCGTCAAATGGAAATGATGCTGTAATAAGAGATATAGCCGAATCTCTAGGCAATTGCTTAGACGCTACTTGCTGAACAATATTTATAAGCGCTGTTACTTGAGCGCCATTCATAGATACCTTCTGAATAGTGTTGTCGTCCTTGGAATTAAGTAAAGCCCCAGATGTTTTAAAACTATCATTTTCACCATTCGGCACTGTTTTGTCTCTCTCAGGAGTATCAGGTTCATCCCCCAACCAAAGCTTCACTTCTTCATCTGATAAATTGTAATTACGCTTCAAGAATTGATCTTTAGGCATCGCACCTGCGACAAAAACTTTCAAATCATTCTCCAATTGTTTATCTCGATCGACAAATAGACCATCCTCAAAACTAACTGTTACTAAATAACTATCATATTCAATAGAGAATAGCGGTTTCTCGCTTTCAAACATTTCTCCGTATCCTGCAAGCTCAAAAATAGAATGAATAAGCTCATTGATAACTTTTTCAACCATAGTCAAATAACTTGAACGTGTCTGATAAGTCATGGAATTGTTAGAAACAATCTCAGTGGCCGTTTTAATACCGTCATCTGCATAGTTCATCGAACCCACTGACAAACCAACCTGCACCTCGAACTCTTTAATTAGATGACTGATAGCGTCCTTATATTGAACTGTTCGAATAGGTGTTGTAATATCTTTGACCCCGATATTCTCAGCGCCGTATACACCAGCGAATACGTTCTGATCTGTATCAAACATTGGTGGGTGTGATTCATCTGTTTTAAGGAATTCCGCTGGCACAACAACACGCCGCTGCCCTAACTGAATTTCCCAAGCAAACTGATCGTGTGTTGTGTTAATCATATCTAAAATCTCTTTTGAGTTATCCACAATGCCGGCACCTAATGGGCTCTCTAACGATTTATTGTTAGCTCCAGGCGTTCTGAAGTAAGCAAAAAGCGGTCTCTTCAAACCTTCTAGTGTGACTGTTTCAGCTAAGTCAGGATATAGAATCGACAGTGGAACTTGCTTTCCAACAACGTTACTGTTGTCAGATTTGTAAAGCTCATTACTGATAACATACTTTTCGTCTTGCCACTCATGAAATTCGAGGAGCGTGTAGTAGTAATTCGTGTCCCCTTCAGTTTGAATTGATTTAGTAGCAATAGCACACTCACTAACTTCGTTTGTATTTGAACGTAACGGGTAAAACTGATCTGCACGAATCCACGAGATTTTAATCTTATCTCCATCAATGTAAGGCCGCATAGCAAATCCTCCTGCAGCGATACCTTTCTCAAGATTCAATTCGAACAAATTATAGAAATTGTTGTCGTATAATGTTTGTTCCAAAAATTCAGATGCTTCTTTAATCTCTTTAGAAACATCCTTTTTATCAGTGGGATCGTTCAGCGTAACTTTACATTTTTCATTGAAAATGATACTAGCCAATCGTCTCGCAGCAGTCTTAGTCACGTTCAATGATTTAAATTCTCGTTTTTTATTGTCGCCAAATGAACTCTTATAGTTGACATCCGGAAATAAATTAGCATAATATTTGAAGTTCTCCGCTATTCGAGCGTACTCTAGCGAATCAATCCCAATTTTTGGGTGATCAGTGATCTTCGCTATATCTTTTCCGTTAACGCTCATATTCACACTATCAACTCCTCTCTTGAACATATTTTTGATCGTTTGAATTACTCCCATGATTTCACCTACCATTTCAGTCCTAAATCATTTAGATTATCTTTTACAAAATATTGGAACTGGTCACATGTATGGTCACCAACTTTGATAACTTTTGGATCATCAGATTGTAAAGTATCTTCATCCCATCGATAATCACGATGCTCTTTAATAAATATTCGATTTGCTTCTGTATCCAAATAAAAAAACCTGCCTTGTGTAAGGAGGTTCTGTACATAATCGATCATATCCACTTTTTTAGCTTTGGCCACCGCATGAAATCTTATGCCAAAATCTTTATAGTATTGATTCTTTAAAGCACCTTCTGCTGAATCAATCGTGATTTTATAGGCATATTTATTGTATTTAGATTGACATCTTTCAATGAAATCATGCAAATCTTTAGATAACTCGTCCGGTGCTTTCTTATTTACTTTACCTTCTGGAGAGTAGTAATAAGTATCTAGCAAAATGACATTTCTTTTTCTTGTAATGGCATAGCATCCACAGGTGGTGGCTGATATCTGGTGACCGCTATCGATGGAGAAATTAATCTGTATAATGTAATCATCATCTGGTAACTCATCAAGCGGATGGAAATGATCCATGTTATAGATGAGCGTGCCCAGACCAATCACTTCGCCTAAGTAAAGCCATCGATAGTAATCTTCATCATTTTCTCTATACGTTTCTATCAACTTTAATTGCTGAGGATCCGTAAAACCTAACTCATCATCTTTATAAGTCGAGTGGTCCACTAAATGATCATCTAGGCGTATGCATTTCTCTACCCATTCATTAACCCAATCATATGGATTCTTGGGTGGATTCCATGAATAGTAAACTTGTACTTGATCTACCCATGGCGACCGTTGACGGATAAAGGTTGCATTCGTCTGGTCAAATACTTCTTCGCTTTCAAAGTTTGCAGCTTCTTCATACCACAAAGCAATGACATCGCCAATTGCATTTGATTTTAGTTTTAAGGGATCATCAACACCATAAAAATAGAACTTAGAACCAGTACGTTTATGAATGATTCGCAAAGGAGAAGTACGAAACTTATATTCTTTTGAAATGCCTAACATTGAAAGTGCCCACTTGATTTGTTCATAAACAGCATCTCTTAAATACTTGTGCTGACTCATCATGCAGACAACATTTACTTTGTGCTTAGCTTGTGTGTGCTTCTTCATTTCTGTTGCTAATTTCAAACTGATAACAGATGATTTAAAAGATCCACGTCCACCCTTCATTAAAATATAAGGACACTTTGCATGCCAAACTTTATAAAAATGCGGGTTAATCAAGTCCGTAGTCTTAATTTGAGTTTGTTTCTTGGCCATTAATGCCATTTGAACCAGCCTCGCTTTCAACTAACGGAATGTCATCAATAATTACAGTTTGTTCTTCTGACGAATCATAACCATCATCTAACTGCTTCAATTGTGCTTTTGCTAAATTGACTTGTACATCCATGTATTCTAGTTTCTTTCTACGTTCATCATGTTCATCAGCTATAGAGACAAATTGTCTAATTAAGCTAGATAGCGTGCTCATAGCCCTTGATTGTGCATTCATGAAATTAGCTTGCTTGTCCCAAGCATATTGAATAGCATATTCTTCTGAACTTCCAGAATCACTCGAGGACCACTTAGAAACTTCTTTGGACAAACTACCCTCATAATCAACATACATGATTTTCTGTGCTCGGATAATAGCCGTGTACTGGATCATGATATTATTCCATAAGATATCCTCAGGTTTAGAGGTTGCAACCTCATTCATAATTTCTAATGTTTCAGAAGGTAACCAATTGGCAAAAAGGCCATGGGTAACAGCGTTTTTATTACCCACTGGCGGAGAAGCTCGGCTATTTCCTTTGTTACCTTTAGCGTTTTGATTACCAAGTGGAGCACCGCCTTGATTGGTAACGTTACTTTTGCCATTGGTAACGTTACTTTTCAATTCAGCGCTCCATTTGTCTTGCGATTTCCATTTTCTAACCTGAGAATCTGAAACATTTAATTCAGATGCAATTTCCTTTAACTGCTTTTCTCCGTTGGATTCTAACCAAATTCTTTTGGCTTCATCACGTCTTGGATCACGTTGTCTTGCCATTCAATACACACCACCTCGCATTCTTTTTACGTTGAGTTTTGTTTTTCTAATTCTCTATATCTTTCAACAAAAGCATCTTCATTGTTTCAATTTTCGTTCTAATCCTCCAAATTCCTTTTGCCTAAAAGAAAAAGACCACTCATTGAGCAGCCTTTTAACTAATTAATTTTTGTTATTTACTTATGTTACATCTTCATTGATATAACAATTAATCCTACTTATTGATTTATCAACGTAATTTTGTAAGATACTGATTTCTTTTTTTATTTCAAGTTCCTTCTGTTCAATGTATTCAAGTTGTTCTTTATTACGCTCAACTTGCATAGTAATAGAAGCTATTTTTTCGCAAATACTTCTTACTCCCTCAAGATTATCAATTATTTCATCTTTATAGTTGCTGTCTGGCAGTATCAATTTGATACTTGTAATTTCTGAAAATGTTTTTTCCATTCCTTCATTCAGATTATCACCAGCTTGAACAGCGTGATTATGTGCTTGGTTTTCAGGTATTGCATTGCCTAACCTCATCTTATTTACCTCGCAAAATTCTTTTGCAGCTGTAGCAACTTGATCAGCACTCACAAGAAAAAGTCGAGCATTCTTCTCAACACTATCATTGATACTCATCTTTTTTTCTAATTTTAGTTTTTTTGTTTGATATTTATGATTCACACATACTTCAAAAGCTTTCACTATAAGATTCATTACTCCAACAACAGCAGCAGTAAATAAAGCTATGACCAATGATTCTATCATATAAATCTCTTCTCCCAACAAACTTTACTACAGTTTAACTTAATATTTATTATTAACTAATGTAAAGTAATCCTTTTTCTGTTATGGCACAACCTGCTAAGCTAATATAAACATTCGAAGATCTTATTGGTTTCGTAATATACCCCTTATCGTATAGCTTGCCAACGATAGCATCATATTCATCTGAATTTAAACCAAGCGCATCTTTTTCAGCGTTTTCCACATTTTTTATTTTTGTTAAAATCAATTTTTCCACTTAATTCATCTCCTTCCAAATTAATTATACAGTACTAAATTAAATCTGTGTTGCGTTTTAAAACATCAAAATAATTACTTAAATAAAAATCATTGCTATGTAATAGCAATCTACACAAGCCAGACGCCCGCTTCTCCTCCCTGCCACAAGCCTCGATTGCTAAAGTCGCTGGCAAGGACTCGAACCTTGCATGGTTGCCGAAACATCGACCTAGCACGCGTGCTTAGCGTCTACCCTTTCCGCCACAGCGACAAATTGACATTGTGAAAATAAATACTAAGTGTATAATTTTAGTTATCAGCGAGTGGTCCGCTGAAATAATATTAACGGTGGTAAGATTATGAAAAAAATGTATGCAAATTTATTAGGCGAATGGACATTACTAAATGACGAACCTACTTTACGGATTGACAATTCGTATACTGATGTCTACATCTGGATTGAAGAACAATTACAAGATCTTGATAAATATAGTTATATCAATATAAGTTATAAAAATAAAAATTATCGCATACATCCTTGTATGATTCAAATCGTAACTGAGTAAAGATATTAATAGACAGCAGCAGTTGAAAGACGACAAGAACGTGTTTAGTTTTTTTGTGCGCTGCTGTCTAATCAAAATAAACAGCAACCGATGAAGAATTTAGGAGGAGTTGAATTCACATCCTTTTCTTCATAATTAGTTGCTTTCTATCTAAGAAGAAGTTTAAAACGATGAGGGAGATTTCCTCCCTTACATTTTATTTTGTTTCAGACCTATCACTAATCTTTCGACACTACCATAATATCACGTTAAAACACTCAAAAACCCTACACTATCCCTACAAAAACCCTACAA